GAACAGGTCTCGTCAACGGACGAGCAGACTGCGCCCGCCTCGGAACCGGGCACGCCGGCGAAACCAGAGAAGAAGAACGCCGAGAGTCGGATCAAGGAACTGCTCGCTGATCGTCATGCTAGAGACGCCCGCATTGCGGAGCTCGAAGCGCGGTTAGCGACCCCACAGGTCAAAGACGAAAAGGCCGCGTCGTCACCGGCCCCTGTGAAGTTCCCGAGTTACGACGACTGGAGCACGCAACAACCCGCTGATGAATCTTCTTACGAGGATTACATCGACGCCAGGGCGAAGCATGTCTACCAGTCAGAGCAACAGGTCGAAAAGCAGCGCGTTGAGAAATTGACCGCTGAACAGCAGAAGGCCGAGCGGGTCGGGAAATACAAAGAATCCGCCGAGTCCTTCGTGGCTGAACGACCGGACTATTGGGATGTCATTCGTCCCATCACCCAAGCCGCGATGCCGGAAGGCATCCAAGCCGTGATGGAAGACGCGATTGACGGCTCAGCGAATAGTCCGAAGTTGCTCTATCACCTCGGTCAGCATCCCGAGATTTTCCAGCGTCTCATCAGCCTGCCTGAACGGTTGGCCGCGTGGGAACTGGGAAAGATCGAAGCCTCTCTGGGTCAGCCGGCCTCACCCGTGGTCAAAACCCTCTCCACGGCTCCCGCGCCGCCTCCCACGCTCGGATCGAAACCGGCCCAGCCGGTGGATGACGTGGAGTCGGCCGTGAAGCGTGGGGATTATGCGACGTATCGACTTGCCATGAACAAGCGAGCGATCGCCAACAGGTAGGCAATGGCTAACACCTTTGTAGTTGCAGATTGGGTGGCGATGGAAGCCCTCCGACTGCTCACGAACAAGCTCGAAGTCGCGCAGTTTTTCGACACGTCCTACAACAAGGAATTTACGCAGTCCTTCGCCGCCGGCGATACGGTGCGCGTGAAGCTCCCGCAACAGTGGACGGTCAGCACGCAGGTAGCCTACACGCCCCAGGCCATCGACCGGAAGTACACCACGGTCACCGTGGATCAGTTCCGTCAGATCGGCTTCGATTACGACTCCGTTGAGGAAGCGTTGAAGATGGAACGCTCCAAGGCGGAAGTCTCCAAGCAGTACATCGAACCCGCGATGGCGTATCTCAAGCAGGAGATTGACTCTGCCGCCGCGCAGTTCGCGTACAAATACGCCAACAACATCGTCGGCGTGCTCGGGACCGATCCGACCTCGACGGCGACGGTGATGCAGGCGCGTCAGAAGTTGATCGAAAAGGCGTGTCCGCCGAGTGGGGAGAAGGGCTTCATTGTCCCGCCCTCGGTCAATACGGCGATCGTCCCAGCGATTTCGTCGCTGTTCAACCCCTCGTCCGAAATCTCGCGGGAGTTCCGCGAAGGCTCGATCGGGAAGCTGAACGGCTTCGACTGGTACGAGTCGATGTCGCTCTACACGCACACCGCGGGCACCTGGCAGGGCGCCGTCTCGATCACCACGACTGCCGTGGACGGGGCAACGACTCTGGCGCTGACCTGCACCACGGGCGACACGTTCAAGACCGGCGACAAGTTCGGGATCGCCTCGGTCTACCCGGTCAACCCGATGACCCGCCGCGTCACCAGCACCGCCACGACCATGACGGTCACGGTTCTGGCCGATGCGACCGGAGCCTCGTCAGCGGCGACGGTTTCGATCAGCCCCGCGCTGTATGGTCCCGGGCATCAGTATCAGAACGTCAACCGTCTGCCGACCGCGGCGGATGTCTGCACGTTGTTCCCGGGCACCACGTCGCCCAACGGCTTGCTTGGCAAGGTCGGTTTGGCGATTCATCCCCAGGCGTGCGCGCTCGTCGGCGTGAAGCTCGACATGCCGAAGCAGATCGAAGCCGGTTCGCAGATGCGGGATCCCGAAACGGGTGTCGCGGTGCGATTCACGAAAACATGGGATCCGCTGTTGTCGCGCATGGTGACACGTTTTGACACCCTGTTCGGCTTCGGTGCGCTCCGTCCTGACAACTGCATGGTGGCCGTCCTGTGCGGCGCGTAAGGGAGATATAGAACATGGCTATCGCAAGCTTCGCACCGTCAAAGAACTACGCGGGCTTTTCCTCGGTGGTCTTTCCGAAGAACACCGTCAACACGCTCACCGCGAGCTCGGGGGTCAGCACGACTCCGACGCTCACCACGGCACAGATCCTCGGTGGGCTGTTCGTCGTCACCTGTAACGACGCCAGCACGGGAACCCTGCCGACGGCGGCGCTGCTGAACGCCGCGATCAACGGCGTCACGGTGGGCACGACCTTCGACCTCTACATCCGCAACATCGGGGATGACACGTTGACGATCGCCGCTGGCACGGGGGGGACGTTGGCCTCGGGCAACACCAACACCGTCGTCACCGTGAACACGAAGATGTTCCGGTTCGTGATCACGGGCGTGAAGAACCCGACGGACCCGGCGACCTCGGATACCTACACCGTCTACTCGATGGGGACGATGGTTCACTAATTGGATCGCGGGCACCTCTCAATCCTGAGGGGTGCCCTCATCCGCACGAAGGGAGCGATTCAATCATGCCGATGGGATCAATGGGCGGGGCGTATATGCCGAGTTCCGTGGGGAACTCGCAAACGATCGTCAGCCCGACGATTACAAGTCCGACCGTCACCAGTCCGACCATTTCGGGCACGACGGCGATCACAGGCACGACCACGATCGGGAGCGGCGCGACACTCACCGCCCCGGCGTTTGTGGCCGCGACGTTCACCGGCGTTGTTGCCGGAGCGACCACCATCACAGCGGCGGCACCAGCGACCACGCGCTATCTCCTCTCAGCCGTGACCCTGACGCCTGCCACGACGATCGCCGTTGCTGGTGGCGGGTCCATCGCTGGCGTCCGTGGGGAAATCACCCTCACGGCGGCGAAATCGTTCACCGATGGGTTCCTCTACGGCGTCCAGGGGAAGTTCACGATGAACGGCACGATGGCTGAAGTGTCTGCCGCGCGCGCGACAGGCGTGCTCGGTCAGGTAGACCTCTCGACGGGCACCTTGACCGCGGGTCAGGTGTCGGCCGTGTGGGGCGACCTCCAGGGCAATCCGACGTTGACCGTGAACGATCAGGTCTACGTGGGTCGGTTCACGAACTCGATGTCAGCCGGGAAGAAAGCGCAAGCGTTTCAGTTGATGTACGGCGCGGCGGATCTGTTCTTTGAGGCATCAGCAGACGGCGGCTCGGCGGATTGGGCCGTGATTGGGGCAGGCACCTACAGCACCGCTGATGGGTATCTCCTCGTGAACATCTACGGCACGAACTACCGGATCGCGTTGTTCACCGGCACCGACTAATGAGCGACCTGATCGAGCGGATGAAAGACAAGCTGGTCCTGTTGAAACAACAACGGGATCAGCTTGTCGTTAATCTCCAGCACCACGACGGCGCGATCGCCGTCCTCGAGGAACTTTTGAAGCCTCCCGTGGAGACACCCTAAATGCCGCTGACGTGGCGAGCGATTGCGACAGACGTGATGGTCGAATGTGGGGCCATTGCGGGCGGAGAAACCCCGGAGGCGGCGGACATCTCCGCCGTCCTCGGGAAACTACGTCGGTTGCTGAACAACTGGAATGCGGATCGGCGGGCCGTGTATGCGACCGCCTTTCCGACGTTTACGCTGACGGCCTCGCTGTCTCCCCAGACGATCGGGCCGACGGGCAATTTCGTCGTGACCCAGCGGCCCGTCAGCATCGAAGGCGCGAACGTCTTCATCTCCAACGTCAAGATGCCGATTCGCATCGTGGATGCGCAGTGGTGGCTCGGGCAGACCGATCCGTCTGTGACCACGACGATTCCGACCGATCTGTACTACCAACCGGACTGGCCGGACGGGAGCCTGTATTTCTGGCCGATTCCGAGCGCGGCGTATGTCGTGGAGCTCCAAACGCGCGTGCTGCTCGATGACTTGATCGACCTCGACACGGAATTTTCCCTCCCTCCTGGGTATCAGGACGCGATCACGCTGACCGGGGCGGAGGACTGTTTAACGATCTTTCCCGCGGCGGCTCCTGGCGTCATGGGGATGCTCGAGCGGAAAGGCCGGGAAGCGCGGTCCCGCATTTTTGCGAACAACGATCCGACCCCGAAGCTGTGTACGGCTGATTCTGGGATGCAGGGGAGCCGTCGTTCGTCGTGGAATTACCTGACGGGTCAGGTTCAGTAAAGGACGCCCATGAGTCTTGTATTCGCGCAAAAGAACCTCACGAACGATGACGGCGGTGCTGATGCCGTCGTTGAGATTCTCTGCTCCTCGCTGTCCTCGGTGGCGATTCAGCTGGCCGGGACGTTCTCCGCGACAGTGGATTTCGAGGCCACGGTTGACGCAAGTAATTGGGTGGCGCTCTCGCTGACGCCCTCGGCTGGCGGATCGGCGGTGGATAGCGCGACGGGCGAGGGGATCTGGGCGGGAAACTGCGGCGGGTATATGGCCGTGCGCGCGAACTGCTCGACGTATGGGTCCGGCGTCGTCAGCGCAGCGATTGGGGCCTCTGACGTGGCGGCACCTTCGCCAGCTGGTGATGATACGCAACTTCAATTCAACGACGGAGGCGTGTTGAGTGGGACTCCACTCCTCACCTATACCGCGAACGATGAATTGACGTTCGCGGATGGGGCCGAGATTGCGATGGGCGCGGCACCCGCGGCGGCTGGTGACATTCGGCTCTCTAACGAGGGTGTGATTTCTTCTCGAAATGCGGCGGACGATGGCGACATTACGCTCATTTACTTAGAGGACGATGCTACGTGGATTGGTGATGGCTGGGTAGACATCAATAGCGACACAGGTGTGGCGACGCTCTGGGGTGGCGCGGTAATCGCCAACGGGAAGGCCATCAGAACAAACACCACGACGGCTCATACCGCCCTTCTTCAAGCCTACGACGTGAATGGCACCACCTATAGGACGTTTCTCACGCTGACGAATGGCGATGTGCCGAGTTGCACGATCAGTCAGCCAGCGGGCGGAACATTGGTGTTCATTCCCCCGACGGCGGATCCGCTGGTAGTCGGGGCGCTCTGGAACAACGCGGGCACGCTCACCATCTCGGCTGGCTAATGAAGCTCCCAGGCTTCGCCGGCGGCTCGAATGTCCTCAGTTCCTCGCTCGTAGACTGCGAAGTCAGCATCAATCTGCGTCCTGAATCCACGGCTCCAGGGACAGCGAAGTCAGATGTTTGGCTCCCTCGGACACCGGGGCTGATGTATCTGTTTGAGACCGGCGCGAACCGCGTCTCAGCCGGATTCACGATCAACGGGCGGGCGTTTATCGTCGGGGATACGTTATTTCTCGAGCAGTTCGCCGATGACACGGTGA